GACCCCCTCGATGATGATATGACAAAGCGACTAATGATTGCGGGTAGGTCACAAGACAATTCGTTTATAGGCCTTTGCTATAATAGAAGGAACACCCTTGCATCCACCAATCTCATTAGATGGGTGTGCGAGCGCACGACCATTGATGATCCCCTGCTCGCTATGGTAAAACTAATCAATTCGTTTAATGTCGAGGAGCGTAAACGCATACTAGATATATACGATACCTATGGGACCATCGACACAATAGTGGGTGACGCTTTAAATCACCTTGACAAGTTCCGCACGCTCTGATTCCATCAACTCCCACCCAACCATAACAATATGAACAACACAAAAACAAAATATACTCAGCTCGACGCAGGTCATACGGTCATCAACGTGTGCTGCGAAGAAGGCAGACACGGCTTGACGGTAACGGCATACATCAACGGGCTATCGGTCAAGTCCCCTGCATTGAAGCTAGCCCGTGTTGTCCGTGTCTTTGTTGATACGGTCATCACAGCATGTGACTTCCCCAATGACGGGTTCTCCGACAGCCACATGGCTAGACTGAGCGAGGAGCTTGAGTGCTACATCGACGGGGCTATCAAGCTTGATGAACTCAACAACTAATAAACATAATACAATGAAGATAACGAAAGCACACCATAACAATAGTCAGATACACAGCATACCGTTTAAGGATACGGGCCACCACCATACCGCCGACCTTAACTGCGCGTGTGGTATACAGCTTGAGATGAACAACGGACACATCATGGTTGGGCATGATCGACACGACGGGCGCAGTAACAAGTGGACCGTTAAGGTAAACAACTTCGGCACTAAACTAAAACTCAAATGAATACAAAGAAACTAGATTCCTTTACGTCTTCAATTGCTAGCAAGAAGACTTACTCATCGCCCCACCAGAAGTTCGCAGAGAAAAGCCAGATGATGCGCTGGTTCAACGAGCGATCAACCAAAGAACTCAAGGCAATGCAGGCAGCACTACTCACAATGCAAGCAGCTAGAGGAGGGGCAAAGTAATGGGCGTGCTTTGCTTCCTCCTCATCGGGGGCTGGTTCCTGTGGATTGTAGTTTGTTTCCTATTGGATATAGTTAACTACTTAATAAGTCGTTAAGGATTGGTCAGCTTTATTGCTCACAACTCTGACGACCTCATCAATTAGGGGGTTGGGATCTTGTTCCCCGCCCCTTTCTTTGTTCTGAATTAGTTTGTTAAACCACGCAGCGTTTGGAATCCAAGGGCTATTGCGGCCCATGAGTGCATTGGATAGGCGCAACTCACTGATGCGAACCTTGTCACCAGTAATCAACAAGCTCTCTTCGGTTGACCCCATCGACTTCATGTTCTGCATGAAGTTATACAAGCGTTTCTGAGTAGTGTTCGAAGCCGTCTGGTGTTTGTCTATTAGTGCTTCAGCCTCCTTCGGGTCAAAGGCTTTCGCGGCAGACAGCGGACTGAGCATAGATACATTCTCATCCATCGTAGTCTTGATCTTATTCATTGCCCTGTACTCAATGTCCGAAAGTTTATGGACCATAGGTCTTGCACCTGTAAGTTCTCCAGCAATAAGCAACGTCGCATCTTGCTGCCCGTAACGTAATATATCTTTTAGTTTTTTATACGCCGAGGGCTGGAAGGCGTTCTTACCTACGTAACTACTAAGCTTCACGAAAGAAGTCAGGGCATTATCAGATTGCATTACGATTGGATTACCAAAATCGTCTGTGTTGTTGGCGGCTTCAATGAGAGTACCCGCTGCGATCTGTGTGCCAATAAGATCCTTGACTAGATACTGTGCGATGCCCTTAGCGTCACCGCCTAGACCGAGTTTAAACACATCAGTAAGCTGACTGTAGGGTAGGATGTTTGATAGGTCAATGACCTGAACCCCATCCTTGCCAATTAATCGGGCGAACACACCGTGGTTCCTCTGCCACTCAGGCAGTCCTTCACGTAGGGCACCCATCTCATCACGACTAAGCACCCGACCTAGTTGTTTATCCTTGTCTTCGTCGTCGCCGGAACCAGCAAGCAGAGTAAACAAAGTCCCGAACACAAGACCGAAAGCAGTGCCCCCTCCTAATATGGTAGAGGAGAAACCGACTAGGCGTTTAATGCCGCGAGCTTTAATTGTTGCGTTACCGGAATTGATTTCTTCCATTGCAAGGGGCACCGTGTTGAACATCGTGCGAAGAACTTCTGACTTCCATCGAATGAACGGAAGCACAAGCATTGCAAAGGGTGACCTGTTGAAGGACTTAACAAGGCTTGCCTGATCGGAGTGGGTTGGGAACGTAAGCTTAACCTTACGAGCGGCCATTACTTCCAACTTGCCTAGTGATTCTGTGTCACCGTATGCTGCTTTAAGGGTATCAAGCTCATACATATATGCATTAATCTTGAACGCGCTATCGATGATGTTGTTGAAACCAGCAAGGATATCAACAACAGATCCTGCCTTGCTAAGAACTTCCTTCTTGATGTTTAGCTTCTTGGCAATCTTGTCAATGTTACCGGAAGCCTGCGCCTCCACAATATCATTAAGTAGTTCCTCAAGTTGCTCATCAGTAGTGGCCGCAAATCCACGGAACATATCCATTGCCATACGCCCGCGAGTTTCATCGCGCACGATCTGAAGTTCGGTCAGCCTTCGGATAGCGTCCCGTGTTTCTTGAGAGTCCGAGGCCAGTAGGTTTGCTCTGATGGCAAGTTTTGCTGCCTCCCTCATGTAGATGGGGTTGATGATTCCTTGAGCAGTAGAGAGGGCCATACCACCTAAGATGTTACGAGGATAGAAACCAACAGAACCTAGGGTCTGCGTTACTACGGACACGCCGGATACCTTAGACATCATTCGGCCAAAGTTATTCATTATCTCCATAGAGCGGGCTTCTTGGTCCCTGTTCTTTGGTCCGAGTTCTTGTCTGATGGCGGCGGCTACATCACTACGAACGTATAGTCCAGCGAGGTCACCTAGCTCCGCGTTCTCACTGGGGGGAAACAGTAGCACCATCCCATCCTTCGGTTCCTTGCTCGCGAGTTCAGATTTAATGGCTTGCCTTGCAAAGCCACGAAGGAACCTATCGTTGGCGGCGAGTCGTCCGACACTATAGATAGTACGCACTGCGTTCTCAAACGGGTCGGTTACCTCACCTAAGAGTTCACGAAGGGGTTCGTCGAAGTCTTTCTTGCGGAGTAAGCGATTAACATCACGCTTGATCGTGTTCATCGTGCCGCTTTCCTTCGATTGCTTAGCTTCGGTATCGAGCTTAATCAAGTACTTGTCTAGGGCCTCAAGGGTCTTGCGTGCAACTTGATCTTCAGTCAACGTCTGACCTTCGTTCTTTGCGTCGTTAAGAACCTCCCACTCAAAGTGAGTAGCAGCAGCGGCGCGTAGCTTACTGAAGTCAACGGTCTTGCCATCAATTTCGATGACTCCACCACTCTTCGCGGCCAGTGACCAGCCCTCTGTTGTGAAGTAGCTGAAGGTACGTGTGAGGTACACATCATTGGTGTCATCAAAATTAATGATAGCTTTTACCTTATTGATTTCTTGGCGGAACTCAACGAGGTAATCTACTAACGCACTAAATCCTTTGGCCCTAAGCTGATCCTCTACAACTTTCTGGTTCTTGCGGAACTCCGCATAGAACTGGTCAGCAATTGGTTGGGTGAGTTTCTCCTCATAGTCTTCGGCCATCCGCTCAAGATTTGGGTCTTCAGCATTGTCCGCTTTGAACTGGCGCACTTGACGTTGCAGTTCCTTGCGTGCCTCGCCTTGTACAGCAGGAGCAGTAGTACCTAAGATGGTTCCGATGTCGTCAATAGCAACACCCGCATTGAGTGCCGCGTCCCTTAGCTTGGGATACTTCTTGGCAAAGTCCCACATTGTATACTCAATGTTTGATATTGTGCCGTCGCGTTGACTTACGTATTTACGTAACTCAAGGGGCATATCATACATCTTTTGTTTTGCTTTCTCCCAGAAGGCGGCGACCTTCGACGGGTTGGTGGACGCAATAGGCAGATCGAATTGGGTGCGATCCTCCTGTCCCTCAACGACGTTGCCTTCGACGGCATTGATGAAGTGCGTTACGTCGCCCATCTCGCCTGCCGTTGATGCTTCAGGCACAGGGAGCACGCCACCGTTACGCAATGAGCGGAACTGGCGTGATGCCATTGAGATCTTAGCGGCGGTGCTTGCCGTAGGATTAGTAGTGAACTGAGCTTTTAGCTTAGTGATGAACGCCTGTACCGCTTCGATAAATTTGGCGAGCAACGATGGGTTCGTGCGAAGGAACGCGAGATGCTCCTCACGCGAACGACCGACAGCGATGCGTGTCATCTCGGAGCGTACCCATTCGGCGGCGATGTCGGACTCCCTCAACGCTCCTGATTCCAGATCAGCGGCGATCATTGCCTGACGTTTCGCGAAGTCAGACTCCGAGTTAGAGTAGAGCATATCCGCAACAAGGTTACGCATACTCTCACCCATGCCTGCTGCGATACTTACGAAGTCGTCTTCGGTGAAAGTCCTGTATGATGCTAAGTGCGCTAGCTCTTCGTCAACGAATGTGCGTACGGCAGAGCGTGCGTTAGCGGGAGTCAGGTTGTATACAAGATCGTTGACCGTATCTGGGTTCACGATAATTGAATTAGGTCTGGTGCGTCGTGCGCCCAACTGACCCAACATTGTGTTGTCAAACTCAAGCGTGATACCCTCAGGCAAGATGCGTTGGATCTCACTGATTGCATCTACGGTTCCTTGCCCTTGGCCCTCGCTGCCTCTGACGTAGCGGATGTCGTTAGAGTTTAGGTTGAAGCGTTGCGAGAGAGGGATCACATTCCCGTTGTTGTCGTAGGTGACAGGCTCGGCGGATTTGATTTGGGATGGGTCCCGAACCGCGATTTCCCTTCCCGTCCTGCCGTCTCCGCTGGCCATTCCTTTCTTCGCCGCCTTGTCCCAGTCAATGATGATGGAGTCGAAAATCCGCTCTTCAAGCAGGTAGCTGAACATCTTCCCGGAATCCCTGAAAACAGGGGCTGGTTTTCTCAACCCAGCCGCATCAATGTCTCTTTCTGTCCACCCAGCTTCGAGCATCGCTGAAATCTGCTGCTCCCGCTGAATCGGGTTATCCTCAAAAATCCCGCCTCCTCTGGAGGCGGTATCTGACCTCGGGCGGGTCGATCCAATCGTTTGGTATGCCTTGTTGACCGCCGCTTGGTGCTCGCCCCATTTCAAAAACGATTCTTCAAGGCCCATGTCTTTAATGACTTGAACAACATCTCCCGGATGGGCCAACTCAAGCGGATTTTCAGACTTGATAAAAACCTCCCCCGTGATCCTATCAACGGAAGTTCCGTATCTTGCGTCAATACCCTTCCATCTGGGGGAAGATCCGTATGAAGCTATCGACGACAGGGGCGCATCCAACGCGGCGTAATAGCCAGATCCAAGGTTGGCGGAACTTTCCGGGGTTGTGGGAACTCCGTTGGCGTAGAAGCCCGACCTTGCTCCGCGAAGATTGTACCACGCCGCCCGCGCCGCCTCATCCACCATCCGCTGTGCCGTCTCCATATTACCAGCCTCTACTGCTGCAAGGTATTCCCTATCGAATGATGTAGTGGCGAAGAGGACGTTGTCACTATCTTCCGCTACATTACGGAGCGTTTGGTTAACCTTCTCAGCAGACCTGAGTCGCGTAATGTTCGATGCCTTGGCATTCTCCGACGGCTCGTTTCGTAGCGTGCTTGCCCAACGTGCGTCCATGTTGAACGTGTTGGAGTGAGCGAGTGACATCTTCGTGAAGTCAAGAAGCTCATCAATTGCGTTGGAGGTCTGCTGTCTCGACTTCGGTTCAAAGCCAAAGATCGAAAGGACTGCATCAATCATACGGCGAATGATCGTGCGCTCTTGTGGTTTGGTAAGACCATTAAGGAGCGACATGAATTCCGGCGCAGTAAGTGCATACGTGACAAACTCTTCTACAGTGGACAGACCCAACTGCATAGTCGGGTCAGTATCAGTTCCTTTCTTCACGGCAGCGGCCAATGCGAAGTTGCGGATCTGTTCAAGACGTTGCACCGCCACACGTTGCTGTGCTGTCGTTGGGTTGTTAATAACCCGAACAGTGGCAGCATGAATCAGTTCGTGTAGCAATACGTCGGCAAGGCCGCGCCCGTTGTGCTCACTAAGGTTGAGTAGAATCGTGTTATTGGACTTGTCATATAGACCCGCAAAGCCCGCTTGCATATCAACAATGCCGATGTTTACCGAACGAATGAGGTCGGGTGCTGCACTCAGGATCGATACGATGGCTTGCTGTTGTGCTGTACCCCTATTGCTCAACACGGATAGTGCTCTAAGGATACTGTCAGAGTCTCCCGATACGAGACCCAAATCATTCATCATCCTTGTGTTCTCCTGACGGGCAGCTTCCCTGAGCGAGGGGTCGAGGGTGGACAGAGCGAAGTCAATTGACTTCCGATTAGTGGGGCGGGCGGGTGAGATAGCCTGAGCAAATAGACGTACGCTCTCATCAATTTCTGCTTGTGGTCTCGGTGTGGTCTCCTCCTCAAAGAACTCAGGACGAACAACGTCAACAGGATCTACGTATGTTGTAAGTAGGCCAGAGTTAAATACGCCAACACCGTTTGCAACCAAAGCCGCACGAAGGTTTTCTTTTTGTTGTGCAGCGAAAGCGTCATAGTCTTGCTTAACCTTAAGTGACGTATTGTATTTATCAACTCGGCTCCGCTGCTCTAATGTAAGATCCGCTTTAAACTTAAGGGCAGCAGGATGATTAGCGGTAGCGACGGCAAGGCTCTTCCATTCAGGAAGCCCCATTAAATACTCAACGTGCTTGATCTCGTTGTCAACAACACTTTTAGACTTGTCCGAAAGTCTACTAATGTAATCACGATTATCATTAAGCTGTTGCAGGCTAGATTCAATATCGTTAATCACATTGTCAAGCACCGTGGCTCCGTTGCCAACAGCTTTATTGATACGATCAATCTCCTTTTGCTTAAGTGAAATAGAGCTATTCAAACCATCAATAACGAATTGGCCATTGAAGGTAATATGATACTTCAAGCTATTCAACTCGTCGTACTTTTGACTAAAGATTGTTTTTTCATCTGAGTCATCAGGAAGGCGCGGGTCGGCTAGTGCTTTAACGTATTTTTTAATTTGTCTGTCAATTCTTGACAGATCTTTATTGCGTCCCTTCTGCCCAGCTTTTTGTAGCTTCTCGTAGTTGGAAAGTTTAACCTCTAGGGAACTAATTTCATCAGCAATTGTGGCTATTTGCTCTCTAGTGAAGTCAGAAATAACACTACTCACCGTTGCACTATTAGTCCAGAAATCATTCTTTGCTAGCTCAAGTACGTTCTCTCCTGCTTCAGGTTGGATGACAGCCTTTAGCATTTTGAACCCACTGGAAATGTGATTACGCGCCTCTTCAATAGTCTGAAGTGCAATAGCTTTCTCTTCTCCCAGCTTGACAATAGTATCCGCAACCCTAGCTAGAGCTACGTTCTTGTTAGCCTCGTAGGCTTCCGCTTCTTCAATTGTGGTAACATACCCACCCGTAGCTTCGGCAGCACTAACTTCTTTAGCTTTCTCTCTAATAACGAATCCGACTGGGGACGCGTTAGGTGGGGTTGGTGGTGCCGCTGGTGCTTTACTTATACGCTCGGCGGGCGCACGCAGAGGAACTCGTTTACCTTCGATCATTACAGGGGGTAGCCAGCCCTTCAGAATCATAAGACCCGCTGCTCTCTGCCCCACTTCTGTTTCAGACAACTGGGACATGACGATACCAGCATACCCATTATTAGTCTTGAACAATGCATCGTCACTAATTTTCTTTGACAACACATTAATAAGAAACTCATCTGATATCTTTGCGAGTTCTGCTGGGGTATCCAACCCAACCATTTTCGCAATGTCCCTAAACGTCTTTCCTAGTTCTTTATCACCTTTGACAGCGGCCATTAGCTCGGAAGCGAGCATAGAACCTCGGTCGTTGAACACATGGCCATTCGCGGACACTAAGATTTCGAAAAGCTCATTGAAAGAATTATCCGTATAGTCGCTTAGGGATAGGCCCATTTCTTTTTGTCGTTGGGTAGCGTCCAAAAGGATCTGCCAATCCGGCCTTGCGCCAGCACCAATTAACTCTGAGAACTCAAAGTCCCCACCGAAGGCCTCTTCGATAGCGTCGATACTTATTGAGGGGAGTTCTTCTGCTTCAGCTCTTTCACGCTTTGCGTGCTTGTTGGCAATTGTGGAGAAATCTTTTCCAAGAACCTTTACGGTTTTGTCACCAATCGCTTTGGTCCTTACGAGATACTCTCTAGGGTTGGGTACCGTAAAGAAACTACCCTGAATACTAGTAGCATTCTGAAACAGGTACATACCGTAACCTGTCATTATGGAAGTTGGATCGCCGCCGCCAAAACCAATATCCATTTTGACAATGTTTTTAGCAATGGTCGCGTCATCCAAACCGTTAAACATCTCTCTCACATAGCGAGAAAGGTTTGTACCCTTTACTGCATCTGTAAGATTACCGGAATCTTCTTTAATCAAGAGACGACGAAGTTCTTTTGGCAGATCGCTAAAATTAATATCACTGCTGTTACCTCCTAGTGCTCTTGTGATTAACTCTTGTCCTTCTTGCGACTTGATTTTATTCTTCCAATCAAGGGAGCCGATTACTTTAGTGACTATGTGGCGAGCCAGAAGGAACTCATTAAGCTGAGAGGTAAAGTCTATGAGCGCGTCACTTGCCGCGTCCTCAATCCCTTTAGTTGTAAGCGGTAATTTAGCATCCGGCGTTGGGCTGAAGGCGTTTGAATATAGGAACCTTTTAGCCCCGTCGAATACGGTTTGAATTAGGCCCGATGTGCGAGATGCGTAGTCTCTATTAATCATGGGGGGCACCATATTATTAACAAGCAACTCAGCGCGAGCGTCGTATTTAGTAGCCCTAGTTTTATCAATAGGCTCTTCCCCGCTGTTGCGTCGGGTGTCGAGCTTGCTACGGAACTGCCCCATTGGGACGAAGCTATCTCTGAGTGGTTCGTAGTACCCGTCCACAGTAACGCCGTCTTGAGCTACATGGATGGCGGGGTTTAAGACTCCTTTGAAGTTTGGGGGTATTACAATATGTAAACCCCTAGCAATTTGTGCGCGTGTGATTTCAATGTCGTTGGTAAACACCCCAAAGGTTTTTGTCTCACCATTAATTTCGTATACAGTGACTGGATAAAATAGGTCAGTGACGTCCTGAGAACGAACCATGTCATAAGAATCTCTACCGATCTTGTACTTAGGAACATCCTTAACTTGTTTCTTTAGCTCAGCAATTTCCTTGCTCAGTACAGCAATCTTATCACTAGCATCGTATCCTTTGGCTTCTGCCTTTGTTTTTATGTTTGATAACTCAACCTGCTTAGAGCGGAGTTGGGCTTCCAACTTAGGGTTTACCTTTGTGCCTTGGGGCCCTTCGGCTTTATACTGGATTGATCCCAAAGGTGGGTATGCCTTATGGACGCGCTCACGAAGCAGATTATTCTTATCCCTAATGTAAGAGTTTGGTCTAGCTACTTCTTGGCCTTCCTCTGTAACCTGTTCTACAACAGCCTCAGAAAAGGCTGGTCGTTTAATAAGTCCATTGGATGTAGTGTACATACTAGTTGCCGCTGCAATAGTTGCACCCGTTGTTGGTAGGTTTACCACTTGCCCTGCTCCAACAAGCAAATTGAATAGGGCTTCTTCTTGTGTTCCGCTACGGAATCTGTCAGCTGGATAGTCTACCGCCGTAGTTTTAAATGCCAGTGATGGTTCGATGATCTTGCCGAACTGTGCCCTACTTCCTGATACCGGAGTAAACCCACCCTTACCGAAGATGGACACCGAGATCTGGTCAATCATCTCACTCCGTAGATCTTCTTGTAGGTCATTACGGCTTTTGATTTCTCCGACCAAAGAAGTGAGTTCTTCTTTAATAGCATTATTGGCACCAGCACGGAGGGCTTTAAGCTCATCTTTAACGCGTGCCTGATCTGTTTTGCTTCTCTTAAGGAGCGTGACCCTACTATTAAGTTCGTTAAATTTATTAACGTAGTCGTTAACCAGATTTAAAAAGCCAGTGACGCGTTCGTCTAGGGGGGCCTCAGGCTCAGCTTCCTCTTCGGACTCGGGCTCAAGCTCTGGCGTTTTGTTCGTGGCCTTAGCCGCGAGCTTCTCCTGCTTGATAAACTCCTTGGCCTTTACTTCATTCTGTGCGAGCTTCTTCTGAATCTCCTTAGAGGACACATCAACACTGCCCAATGGGAAGTAAATTACATTGCCGTCGGCATCAGTAAACTCAATCTCACGCTCTACTGGGAAATATTTGAATCCTGTAAGGGTCATCCTTGTCAAGGATTCGCCAGCCCCTTCGGCTTCTAGTCCCGCAACAATATCTACGGTCTTCAGCTTACCCTTTGAGATCAGGTAATGCAGGGTGTTGGTTACAGGATAGGGTTTGGGTTCTGGTTTTTGGAGTTGTTGTGTAACTCTAAAGTCCTCGTTCTCAAGCTCCTGTTTAATCAAATCGATATCGCGCTCGTCAATAAACTCGCGAGCGATGTCAACCCTATTAAGAAGATTGCTGTAGTATTTGCGGGTTTCCGATCTGATCTTATCAGACACTTGATTATCTTCGTCGTTAGCAAATGAGATAATTTCATTAGCCATATCTCTAACGGCTTCAAGCGTATCGTAGTCGAGATCACCAAAAGCAATAGCGGAACCAATTTTATTGCGGAGTGGAGCGGCCAAGATTCGTTTGGTCGCTCCCGCCACATTCGGATTAACATCGTAGGCATTACGGATTAGATCCAGCTCGGCATTCCACTGTACATCGGTGGAGTTATAACGCGCCTGTTCATCGGGGCTAAGTGCCCCCATTTGAATTGTCTCGGAATCATAATTGCGCCGTGCTTTTTGAAGACCCTTCAAGCGGTCTTGAAGTCGCTCCCGTCTTACATCGTTAATGCTCGGGTCTTTGATTTTCTCTTTAAGGTCTGCAATCTCCGAATCAAAGCGATCAAACACAGCTTGTTGTTCTGGTGTTCGGTCAAGGTCAAACTCCATCTGACCCTCAGTACCCTTAGCTGCCTCTTCTTCAACTGTAGGTTCGGTGTCTTTGATTTCTCCTTCAGCGAAGGAGAACTGTTGTTGTCCTTCAGGGGCTGGTGCTTGTGTTGACACATCGATACCATACTCCTTTGCAAAGGCACGAAGGATGAACGCACCAGTTAATGATACGGGCATCGAGATCTTGCCATTCTTGAGGGAGACCGCATCTTTGATTGTGATCGACCGAACAACACCTTCATCGTCGCGCAAAACTGTAAAGCGGTCATCTACTGTTACGCCGTCTGCCAGCGGCCTTGCTGCGAACTTTTCTTTAGTGGAGCCAACAAGGAAATAAGGAGTGCCTGCTTTTACCCCGAACACATCATCCCCTGTACGCATAAGCGTTGGGTACTTAGTAATATAACCTTCGGCTTTCTGTAGCCTAGGCCCCAAGCCCATGTGCGTAACTGGATCGCCACCTTTTTGTTTGTAGGGTTTATCCAATTTGAGTCTGACGTTCTCTCCGTCGTCAGCCATTTCAAGTGTCCCTGAAAACTGCCCAACAGAAACAGACTCGCCAATAAGATCATTTAGGAAGGTGGTTGTTTCCGGTTGTTCTACTGCTGCTTCTTTTGGTTTACCAAAGAAAGCCTGTAGGAACGTATCAATAGGCACGACAGGTTTCTCTTTAACATTGGCAGTTGCTTCTGTTTCTTTAGCCTTAGCTGCGGTCGTCTGAGCCAGAACGTCTGCTTGAGTGGCTGCGTTCGCTTTTGCGCGAGCGTCATCCATCATGCGCTCCACGAAGTCCGCTGTAACACCACTATTGTTTTTGCGTAGATCCTTAACAACATTGTCGAGGGCGGATGCACGACCCTCATAGACCAGTGCCATCTCGGATTTTTTAACTTTACCGAACTGCGTGGCCCCGCCCATCGCCCCGCCCATTGTTCCACCAATAAGACCTGCGGTAAACACTTGCGATACCCTCTGGGCTAAGGGTGTCTCTTTGTCGAGGGACGCGTCCTCCAGCTTCATTTGGATTCCTTGATCCATCGCTTCTTCAATAGACTCGTTCAATCCACCTTTAAGTGTGGTGCGTAACCAGTTCTTATATGTACTACCAATTGCACCACGCATCGCCTTCTGGAAAGTAGCATCCGACACAATGCGGCTTTCATTCTTCAGGTTTTCGTAGACCTGTTTAGCCTGACGATAATTCATCTTATCTACAGGAACCACCTTCGCGCCGGAAGCGAGTATAGACTCATCAGTCTCGCCCGCAAGCATCGCACGCACACGCTTCGTTGCAATTTCTTCAACACCACCGCGACCTAAGAAACCCATGCCAGCAGTGATAACCCCAGTAGAGAGGCCAGCAGCCAAAGAGTAACCCAACGCGTTCTTGTGCTTTTCTTCGTGACTCAGCGTGTCAGGTAACTGACTGTAGAGCGAACCGTAAGTAGAAGAAGCAGACCGGACAAAGGCAGTTGTGAATACAGGAGCTTGTTCTGCAAAATTGGTTGCCAAACTTGCGCCGATTTTTTGGATTGCGCTGCCAATATTAGCTTCTCCCCCTGCGACTGCTGCCCCCCTATAGGCTAGTGTTGCAGCCTCATCAACATTTGATAGTGCAAACTTAGTGGAAGCCCGTAGTAGCGAACGGGAAGAAAGGCTTGCCGTTTTAACAAGGGTCTTCGCCCCAGCAAAAAGACCACCTGTGCCAATAGTGAGACCAATATCCGCAGCAACTTGGGGGACTGCATTGATAATTTGGAAACCGACACCGAACTCGTCACCAAAAAGACGAGAGTATTCTTCGCGACGAGCTTGATCTTTGGCTAGGCCCCCTAAATATTTTGCCGCCCATTCATTACCACTCAGGGCTGCAATCCCCACAGGGATTTCAGCAACGGTTTTCCACGCGCTCTTGCCGAACTGCTCAAGGCGTGCGTTAAACCCGTCATAGTTTTGGGGGGTGGACACCCACTGCTCAATAAATTGTTCGTTACTTAGTCCACTAGCTTTAGCTTTGGCTAGAGCACCAACTGCTTCCGGCTCCTCTTCAAGGATAACCCGCAGTAGTTCTGGTGCGCTTCGTGTCAGTAGTACCTCACGCTCGGCGCGGGCTTGTGTCTGCTGTTCAGCATTAAGTGGGGCGGCTGTAACGGCTGTCTCGAAAATCTGTTTGTTGGCGAGCAGTTGGGGTGCAATAATAATGTTACCCATCGAGTCCGATGAGACCCCCGACTCAGGCCGATCCGCACGGTAGGGTGCTCCCGCTGCCGTTGTGGTTAGGTCTGCACTGAACTTTTCAATTTCCTCGGCGGAAAACTTTTTACGTATTTCGTCGTTTTCGGCAAGAGCATCGGAGACTTTGGTTTCCGGTTTGAATGCTGGTGCTACATCCTCCTCGCCTGTTACGAAGTCCCCCGCGAACTCTACGACATCAGCGAGCTTAAGGAATGGGTAGGCAACCGCCGTCTTAACCCCCTCCCAAACAGACTCTCCAGTGGTGCGCTGCTCCGCAAGTTTTTCCTCGCGTGTCTTGCTTGCTGAAGATTCAATAAGGTCGCCTAGGTCTTTATCGGTTTTGGCGAGTGTGCTGACAGTGCGGCGAAACATTTCATATCTGAAGTTTTCAGATGTGTTGCTTAGACCCCCATTAATGGGGCTAACCGCTTTATCAACACGGTATAGATCCGACGGGGAGAGGGCACCGGATGCAAGTAGCGAGTCCACCTCGCCTTTAATGCTATCTGGTTTTGCTGTTGGTCCGGTATATAGCGAGCGACCGCCGTCGTCTTCATCAATGGCCGCAACACTGTATTCTCCACGATCAACGGCAGACATCTTGGCTCTTTTGATAAGAGCCGTATCGGAAAGCAGTTCATCCACAAGGGGCTGTAAATCAGATGGCTGGTCTGGTGCAGCTTGTTTAAATGCTAGATAACTAGAAAGGGTTGATACTTTGGTGTCTTTCGGGTCAATGCCACTCTCACTACCAGTACGTAAGTGGTCTAGTACAAACCTAGCATTTGCATCGGCATTCTGCGAGGGGCCTACAATAGTACTAATGTAGGAGTCTTGTTCCTCTTTTGACATATCGTCAGTAATAAGACCGTCGCTATATGCCCGCTCTTTAACGCCATAGATAATTTCTTTTTCGTTATCCTCGTTAAGCATCCCCGCTTTATAATATCCTGATCGGACATAGTTCGCGTAGCGTTTTAAGTTTTCAACGGGCTCGGCTTGAAGTTCTTCTTCAGTGTCTGTCCAGTCGTCGTATGATTTAATTTCCAGCATGGTGGGAATTTAGTTGTGTTGTTGTTGTTATGGGAGAGGGACTTCGGGTTTTTTACCGAAGAGGGACCGTGGTCCTTCAACCGAAGGCGTAGAGCCTTGGAGTTGTTTTTTGATGCGGGCGTTGCGGATGTTTCGCGCAATGTTATACTGTTCTTGGGCCGTAGCCTTAAGCGCAGCTTGCTTATCTTCGGGCGAACCGAGTAGATCAATAACGTCAAGTACGCGTGAGCTATGAACCTCGTCTTTAAATTTACCTGTGGGCCGCTTTGCAATGTCCTCACCAAACTCGACTTTATCGAGACCGCTGAGAACGCTGTTCATGGCTTCAGCTTCTTGGCCCCTACGGGAGGAACCCGATAGAGACTGAGTTGCTGATTGATACATTATCTTAGCCGTGTCGTCTTGATTAATGAGATTGCCATTCACGACTCCGAGTTTAGAGATAATATCTCTGCGCTGATCGTCCGGTGCATCAATAGCCGCAGTCAGTTGTTGTCCAAATTGGCTCACGGCGTCATTCAAGCCAACAGCGGAGGCCGCTTTTCGGCGGGCCTCTTCAAGCTGTAGCTTAGTTACTTCAAACTGTTGGCTGCGTTGCTTGACTTCTAAATCCCGTGTAGCACTAGCTTGGAGTCTATTGCGTTCTTGTTGAACCATATTGGCAGCAGCACCACCTTTAAGTCCTAAGTTGTGCACGGCGGTAAAGTAATTACTCATAAGGGGTTGTATATCCCCCTCGTAAGAAAACTTGTCTTGTGTATTTTCTACGGGGTTTGCCATATTACTTACCCTCCGCTTTGTTTTTGTAGTAGTTTTTATTTAGTGGCTTCTCACCCATCGACACACGCTGGTCGTCTAGGTACTTAGCTCTTATGGGTGGCGAGAGGGCTCTCCATGCTTCGTCGGAGTAGTCTTTACGGCGGGCCTCGGCCATAGCTTCGTATCTGTTTTGTGCAGTCTGTAAATTGGCCTCTGCCTCCCTAGCGTTCCTACTGGATGAGATCGCATCTTTGATGTTCGCCGCTGAAGTTAGCAGGGTTTTCGTAGGGCTAAGTGCGCCCTTCAAGGCCCCTGTCGCAGATAAAGAGACGCCTCCGACGTCAAAGCTGTCTTTCGCGTTCTCTTCTGCTTCCTTCCTCATCTCTGCCCGAGCCTCGTCGTCAAAAATAAACTTAGCAGCGTCATAAACTTCCATACCGATGGCGACGGGCGCGGCGATCTTACCCGCACCCTTTAGTGCGCCGACGCCAAACTTAGCTAAACCAGAAGAGGGGCTAACAAACTTTGCAACCCTAGCCATTTTTGCGGCTTCTTCAGCTGCCTCCTTAGCTATTTTAGTTGCCTCCATCGCTGCGTCTGCTTGCTGCGCTGTCACCTTACCCCCTTGGGCCAAAATACGAAGTCGCTTTTCAGCACCCAAAGCTTTGCGGGCTGCTTCGTTTAGTGCTTTAGCATTAGCTGCGGCCCCCTCACCAGTCATACCGCCTGTGTTTAAAAAAGATTTGCCCGCCCGAGTTGCAGCTAAAAGACGAGCTTCGGTAAGTCCTTTCGTCGCAGCCCCAATATAAGGCATGGTCTCCTCAACTATTGAGGGCTTAGGTTTAGCTACTTCATAACCGAGGGTTGTTGTTGTGGGTGCAGGTGCACTCTTAACTGCGGTCGCCGCAGCGGCAGCATCAGCAGCAGCTTTGGCTTTGTCGGCTTTGTCTTTCTCAGCAGCGGCCACTGCTTCGGGGCTTGCTGCCTTATCCCGTTTCCCTACTTGCTTAAGCTTATTGAATGCCGCTTGGACAGCGGCGTCCGCGTCCTCAAAAGAAAGGCCGGATTGCACACCCGCTGCCACGGCTCGCTGCCGACCTTCTGGCGAGTTGATCGCGCTGGTGCCACCAACGGCCAGCGACTTATTAAGATCATCTACAAACTGGTAGGGGTCATCATATAGAGCCTGACCGCCCGTAAGTTTACGCATTGCTTTTGCCTGTTCAAAATCGGCTTTGTCACCAAAGCTTTTAAAACGATCACCGCCGAATCTTTTTAATTGAGAGGCATCTAGGGCGCGACCTTCCGAAAAAAACTTATCCTTTTGGGACATCCCCATTGTGTACTCAGGCACGCCTGTGGGGCTCATGCCCGTCTTAGGGATCTTACCACCGCTCTTTGCAATCTCTTCCGCTACAGCTTGGTCCGCTTGAAGTTGTTCATAAGCCCTTAATGCTTTACCTCTATTTAGAATGGGTGTTTTTTCTTTCGCAGACATAGTTTTTAATTATTAAAGTTACCAGTTAAAGTTGCAAGCCCACCATTTAGGGGTTGTCTTGTCTTTCGATTCGGAGCAATTCATGCGGGATTTAAAATTAGCGCGACGTTTGTTGTCACCGTGCTGCAAGTAGTCTTCGTAGCCGCGTTGCCCGAACTTGACTTTGGCGACCTTAGAGCCGTCCTTAGCAAGCACCACGTACTTCTTAGGGTCTCCGGCAGGTGCCTTCTTGGGTTTATTAAAACCAGCAAAGAGCTCACCACGGTATTTAATCTTACCGTCAGGGGTTCTTTTGAATTGAATCGACACACACGGAATCGTGCACCACTCAAAGCAAAATTGCAAGTATTTATTTTGGGCTGGACCCTGTATCCTGAATCCTGTAGGCTTCATCAGTGGTCCCGAAGAGCGTTCAAATTGCAGGATACAGGATTCCTATCCGCGTCAAGGATTTGAGAGGGGAGGCTTACGGGCAGTATTTGCCTGAGACAAAAGTCATCGAATTAGATAAGGAAACACTTAAGGACAAGAAACTCCTCCGCGAGACGCTACGCCACGAAATGGTTGAGGCCGCGCTGTTCATCTCGGGCGTAAGTTGGAGCGAGCACTACGAGCAAGAGCCAATCGTTCGCGCCCTCGACGAACTCTTCTGGCCCGCATGGGATAAGGTGGCCAGCAAGCTCTAACAAATACCGTTAAAAGATACCCTATAAGTATTCTTCCCTTTAGGTAATTCATATTAACTCATTAATTCATTTCTTTTTGAAACCCATAAATTATTGAATTATTATGAATTACACTAGTTTGAGAAACTCTTCAGATTTTCCTCCCGTGTAGAAAAGTCCATTCTGGATGGTTTAGTCGTATATCATCTGTGAGTGTTTAGACCTGCTGACGACGTCGAGATCGCGAAGAGTGCGCGGCTGTCGCATACCGAAGACCCCTTGCTCACGGTTTTTCGGGGCGTCCACGGCAACCAGTCCGTGCCGCTGCCTTGCGAGGTCGAGCGCAATGAACGCCGCGTCAGCGATGTCGGGCGACTGGCCTGACCTTTGTTTGAGTTCTCCCTTGGATTCAACCTTCACCTTCAACGTGCCGGATTTCACCATGTCGTATCTGCGCGAGCACATCTCCTTTGCCAATTCCGAATTGATTCCACAAATCTGTTGAGTCCGCATGAACTCCTTACCAACAAACCAAAGTTCTGAGACACGGTTGGTATAAAGCTCCTCTCCCGTTAACTGGCTGTTCATGCTCACACGCCGATCCGAGGGCTTGCCTCCAAATTGCACACGCAAGAACTGGTCCGACCACTCTCCGGCAAGGACATCGCAAAAGGGTGAGCCCGCTCCCGTCGAGTCAATCGCTACGTTTTCCGGTTTGATCCCTAATTTCAAACATCGATCTCGGATTTGATGTACGATTTGGTATGTACGCGGTACTGCCTTATTAGCCGTGTCGTCATTTAGTGTGTAATAGTTCTCAAACTGTAACCCGTATTGCCCATTAGCAAAGGAGCCGACCCGCGCCGTGTACATTACCGTCCGGTCACCCCCGTTGGTGAAGGCCGGATCTACGCCCGCAATCAGCGTTGTGGACCCACTGAACTCACACACCTTAGTTGCTCCAGACTTAATCATCTCTGCCTCGCCGTAGATACCCTCGTTCTCATCAGAGTCAAAGAACACGGCACGCACCATTCGGTAATAGGCCCTACTCGTTTCGCCTAGAAGGGCTTTGTCCTCTTCAATTTTCTCTGTCGTGGGCAAGAACGGGTAGATCGTTTGCCCCGCCAATACGTTGGGGCTACGCTCCCCGTCGAGCCGGATATACTTGCCACCCCATTTTGTAACCCACTCGTCGTCCACTTCGGGCGTGATCGAATCCCACCCATCTTTCGGCGTGCTCCAATCCCCGAACGCGTCGAAGCGACTTGACGGGTTACTCGCGCCTTTAAATTCAAAGCGCGGGTTCTTGCTCAAGTTGGCGAGCGCGGCTTGTTTAATGGCGGGGCTGAGTTCACCCAACTCGTCTCCAATTAGGATCACATGTTTTTGCTTAAGGCCGATGAACTTTCCGATTGCCTCGCGTGTCCTGCTTTTTTCCGCCGCGATCAGAGACAATCCGGCACGGTCGAAGGTCTGGCCATTCTCATCAACGTAGTTGGCGGAACCAATCGAGTCTCGGATATTGATCGGCGCACCGTCAATCACGGAAAGCAAAGAGATTACGGAACCCCACACTCGCTTACGAGCTTCCCGCAAAGTCGTAGATGTCATTAGCACAAGCGTGTCCCTCGGCGCGGCAAGCCAGCTAATGATCCCGTATCCGGCAAGGGTATGCGATTTGCCGGATGAAGCCGCACCCCCGATGGCGAGGTATTTGTTGTTGATACATTCGTGGATGATCTTATCCGCCCAAGGATGTCTTAAGAACATGTGTTCCGGCAGGTCATCCTTGTTCCACAGCATGTCTGCAACGCGCCAGAAATAGAACTCGCGGGCTTTGGGCGACGAGTGGTTTGCAAAGCCCCACAGACATGCTGTGAGCGTGCTGGTGATTGGGATAAGGAAGCCCCCAACATCCATCTTCTTACTTACCGCATCAATTCGTGGCTCCAATACTGACGTAGTTACCTTATCTGGATTTTGTTTTTTGGCGCGGCCCATACGAGCGGAGGCTACTAAATTAAAAAAGGTTTGACAAGTAATTGTTTTTGCGCTTGTCTCTCCCTCGTTGTGCACAAAATATTCGGGAAGAAAATAAAACCAAAGGCAACCCGCCCTCAGATTGAAGCCACTAAGAGACAAGCCAAAGCAGATAGGGTTGTAAGGGCAAAACAATTGTTTTCAGAGGGCTGGAAGAAAGTTCGCATCGCTGAAGAACTAGGCATTAGTTTTGACACGGTCTGTCGGTGGCTTGCTAATGTTGCACCGCCTACGACAGAGACTGAGAAAGAACCCTTTCAAAAGAATCTGGAAGAGGTCGCTGCGACTATCGTCGAAGACTCAAGACTCTCTGCGCGTGACGAAGAGCAGCAAACCCTCTTGGAGATTGCTGAGAATCAGGCGAGCCCTTCGGATAAGTATCAAGCCTATGTGGCTGCGTCCGCAATTAAAATGCTACGCGACAACATGATGAACGTCCGAGGGCCTAGGACTGTCCGTGAACTTTCCGAGCTTGACCAGCTAATCCGCCGCAACCTAGGCCTGAACCCGAAAGGTGGCAGCAATTCCGGTGGTGGTCTGAGTATCGATATCTCAATACTCAACAATGCCAAAGCCGCAAACGGCGGGTCAAGCGTTGTTGTCGAAGCGGAAGAAGTTGAATGACCAATACTTAAAGCATTACCGGTCGTTTATGGGTGATATACAAGCTATTATTGGGGTAAATGGTCCTTTATGAGTAATATACAAACTATTATCGGAGTGGATAACGGCATAAGCGGCGGCTTGTGTGCCATCAGCAGCCACAACGGAGCGGTCATTGAAGCAATTGCAATGCCTACGGAAGAGGCAAGTGGCAAAACCGAAGTCTACGTCAGAGGTCTTTTGGGTTGGCTTGACCACTTCTCCCCCCTAAATACTTTGATTGCTATTGAGGAACCACTCAGACACGCCAAGTCTTCGCAAGCCATGCGCTCCATGAGCATCTCCTTCGGCAAGATCTTAGGTCTTTGCGAGACGATTCAATATCCAGTATGCAGGGTGCAGGTTAAGGAGTGGCAGGATGTCGAGTTGGGCAAGCGGCTCGCAAAAGGGCAGACCAAAGTAAAGGCTCTCGCCGTAGCCAACGGCCTCTGGCCCGAAGAGGATTGGCTCGCCACAAGCCGAAGCCGGACTCCCCATGACGGAATGATTGACGCGGCCTTAATTGCACATTACTATTTACATTACAAGATATGAACAGGCACTACATCATCGACGCCCTCTCCGCAATCCTTGAGGATATTTTGAATTACCGTCTTACGTTCCCCTTCCGTGCGGAGTTCGAAGCTTTCTTTGAGCCAGAAGAATTTGAGGTGTTTCAGAATATGGTGATGCAAGAGTTTGATCTTGAGGACATTACGATCCTTGAGTCTGCTGAGACGTTCAACGAATTGATCGCTCTTCTGGAGGACGAATTATTTTTCTGAAAAAAACATTGACGGCCTGACGGGTCTCAGATAGTTGGTTGTCCGTAACACGAAACCAACACACCATGTCATTCGGAACCGGAGCAGGAAAAGGAGATTTGCCACGCGCTGTAAAGGGCGAAGCATTTCGCGCAGCATACGATTTGATCAAGAAGCCGGAACCGCTTGATGCGTTGCTGGCGGATTTTGATAAAGCTGTAAACGACCGCGACTCTGCGCTAGTTGAGTATCTGCACGCACAGATCAAAGCTCACCCCTACTATCGCGGCAAGCCGTAAACCAAAACAGCGTTCGACTTGATCGAAGTCACCCCGACCGATAAACGGGGAAACGTGAGTAAAGAACCCCACACGCTGACCCCCTCTTCGAATAAAAACAAACCAAACCCGCAATGAACGTAATCATATTTACACTGATCTGGATCTTCGTGGCCTTGATCCTAGCTGCCCTGTGGCACGCAATCATCAGTTGGAACAACGACAACTACCCTAAACCATGAACAAATTTAAACCATTCCCAAAAATGGCGCGTCTTTTAAGAGACTGCATCATCACCGAAAAGATCGACGGTACGAATGCCAGTATTTGCATTGGTGCTTATGACCCACTAGACCCATACTGTATTGGAATTCAGTACACGGAAAACGTCCCGTTGGGGATGTGGGTCGGATCACGCAATCGCTGGATCACTTTAGCGAACGACAACTTTGGTTTTGCTCGGTGGGCCTACGACCATACGGCAGAGCTATTTAATCTGGGCGAAGGCCATCACTTTGGCGAGTGGTGGGGTAGCGGCATCCAAAGGAACTACGGCTTTAAGAACGGCGAGCGTTTCTTCTCGCTCTTCAATGCTGCCCGTTGGGTTGAGCATGACAAGCCGACTTATGCAATCAATAACCCCAACCCCAAAGCACCGCAGAAATTTACCGAATGCGCACCAGCTTGCTGCAAAGTAGTTCCTATTCTCTACAAAGGCATCTTCGATACGGAAGTAGCCGACATGGCGCTCTCTGCCTTACGTCGTTTCGGAAGCGCAGCAGTAGACGGATTCATGAACCCTGAAGGCATTGTCGTATATCATGAAGCCGCTGGCGTTGGGTTCAAACTGACTCTCGACAACAACGACCAATCGAAAGGCCAAGCACGATGAACGAACAACAAGAATGCTGCGACACGCCAAGAGGCTTCGTTGGCGGAACGTGCGATTACTGCGAAGGAATTGTACAGCCGGAACCAACAAGCCACCACATAACTTTTACGTTAAGGCATAGGCTGGCTTCCGCAAACCCACGAATAGTTGAGTATTCTTTCAGTGATCGTCCCGATGAAATCTTTACTGATCGTGGTCTTTTAATGAAACATCGCGGACTTACTCTTGAAGAACTCAAACAAACCGTGATCATAATCACTACTCCTACCTCTCTATGAACACACAATACAACGACCCCAAAGGCGCAGCAGGCGCACTCAAAACACCACTCGGCTTGATCCCTCCTTATGCGATGGAGCAGACCGCGTTGGTCCATAAACACGGCGCAGAAAAGTATGGCCCCTTCAACTGGCGCGATACCGGAGTATGCGTTAGCACCTACATCAATGCGATGATGCGACACATCAACGCATTTCGTGATGGCGAAAATCTGGACCCTGAATCCGGTATCTCGCATCTGGCACACATTGCCTGTAGCTGCAACATCCTAATGGATGCGGACTATTGCGACACGTTGCAGGACGATCGGAACGTGTTGCCAAACGCCGACATTAAGTTCATGTCGGTAAACGGATACTTTTCTGGTAGCCAACCACTACCAGATGGGTGGGAGGATCTTGTTAACGACGCTATTGATTCTTTCTACGAAGACAACAACGGTTACGTTGCATTGGCTGAAGATGCAACCATTGAAGAGGGCGACGAGTATTACGATATCTATGAGCGCGAATGGGTTAAATCAAGTTATGTCGGGATGCCTATTACGGCCTCAAGGTTATTGTATAGACGCCCAATTAAACAACAATTCGAACCGGAGTGTGAGTGCGGTCGATACAAAATAAACCACTACATGCTCGGAGTAATCTGCGAAGACTGCGACCTGCAATGGCAAGATCCCTATTGAACCAAACCTATGA